CTCTCAACAACAGTGTTTGCAGAACCGGTAAACTCTCCAGTTACATCAATAACAGCAGCGTGAATCTCGTCATACTTAAGACCTTTGTCAGAAGCATACTGGGAAGTGCCAGGACGAGGACCGATTGCTGAAAGTGTTAACCCGGTAGAACCAATTTGAGTATTAGTGTACCAATCTGATACTGCAGTGAGGCTAATAACTCCATCTGCTACTGCATCTACTTCAAAAGTTGCATCAGCACCACCACCAGCAACGGTGATGATATCACCAGCAATATATCCAGCACCACCGTCAGCAATAGCAACAGCAGAAACTGCACCGGTAACGGTTGCAACTGTAAATGTTGCGTTGGAATCTCCTGATGCCAGGGTCAACACATCTCCTACAGTGTAACCAGTACCAGCGGTAGCAATAGTGATTGAAGTTACTGAACCAGCAGATGCGACCACATTAGCAGTAGCACCAGTTCCAGTTCCCCCGGTAATAGCAACACCACTAGTTGTAGCGTAGCTAGAACCACCAACACCAGTTGTGAAAGTGGCGATAGAACCAACAGCAACAGTTAAATCAACTGTAAGACCAGATGCACCAGCACTACCACCCGTAGTAGTAACTGCACTAGCAGCTGCATATCCAGTACCACCTACTAAAGTAGTTGTTCCCGTTACGATACCAACTTCTGGTGAATCTAAAGCATCTGAAGTTGTGAGTCTTGATGTGGGATCATCTAAAATAACAGCAGCAGTTTTTGTGCTAGCATTCCAAGCATAAACGACAGCAGTTGCTCCACCAACAAACGTCAGTACATCTCCCATTGATACTGATGCAGGCGATGTAGTGAAAGTTACATTCTGGTCAGCACCACGGTCAACGAATACTACTGATAATCCATTTGCCCAAGTACCAGCAGTTCTTGAAACTAGAAAGTTTCCTGTGCCATTTCCTGACTCCCAGTCTTCGTCATTTTTGACAGTGACTGTTGCGCCTGTATCTGTTGCACTATTTACTCCAGTGGCAGCACGTACCACATTTAACCTTCCGCCGTAGTTTAAAAATTCTGAAGCTACGAACCAATCTTCTGCGTTGTCTTCTGCCGGAGCACCAAATACAGAAAGGAGTTCTTTCTGTGAACTGATGTTAACGGGTTGTCCAATAGGACCCTTTTGGAAAGATGACGCTACACCGGCAGTGATTTGTGATGCACCGACGATTACCGCATTAGATAAGTCGCGTTCCTTAAGAACAATACCAGGCGAGACTTGACTTGCCATGTTTAATCTCCTGTAAGTTACCAAACTTGATCTAAAAATATTTATTCTTTTGACCCGCTCAAGTGGGGAAACAATGCACGAACATACTACCAGTCAGGATACCCAGATTTTTCACTATCTGTTTTTCTGCTGTTTTTAATTCTTTTTTTAGTACATTCTTTACATTCATAAGAATATGCAGACATAGATTGCCTGTTTGGTCTAGACCTGTAGAAATCTGTAATAAGATCTTTTGTCTGTTTACAAGACCTACACTTTCTCTGTCTAAAAAGAATATTGTCCAAATCAAAAAGATCTTCTACGTCCATTAGATCCCCCACATATAACTAACATCTTCTTGGGATTCACCATATTCCCAAACAGATCCTTCTTCTACAAATCCTTCATCTCCTTCAAGACCTGTAGTGATAAATCCAAACGGTGCCATGTCTTGTTCAATCTGATTTTTCTGTTCATCATAGATACGTTTACGAACATCATTGTCAGTCATTTCTTTAAAGTAATCTTGCTGGACCAACCAGGCGAAGATTACCATACACATTACCAAGTCATCATGAAATCCTTCATCAGCTTCAAAGGATTGTTTCTTCTGAATGAACGTGGTAAGTTCTGATATAATTTCGTAGTCATTAAAGATAAGTTTATCATCTTCAATAATCTGTTTGAGGTTAGCACAACCAACCTTCTTCACAGTAACACTCATCTTGACACCAAGTTGTGTTTTAGTACCAGAGAATCCATGCCCCACAATCTGCCCTGCTCGCCCTCTCATGGCACACATGAGCACATTAGGATACTCAAGGTCATAGTTAAGAACAGACGCTACAGAGTCTCCTACGTCGTTTACCTCACACAATACCCAGGCGTTATTATATGCTCTAGCAACATCGTTAATAACATTAGGGAACAACATAGGTTTTATTTCATTGTTCCTATACTTTGCTACTATCCTATATGGAACTGTAGTAATATCGTAAACAATAAAAGCAGAGTAATCTCCCCCAATACCGCGAGAAACATCAACTGTAAAAATGTATTCATGATTGTTTTTTGGTTCCTCATACACGTCTAATCCATTACTACGATTAATAGGATCAATAAAAGTCAGTGCTCGAAGTTTAGAAGCAGAGATTAGTGTGTCAACAGATCCGAGAAACTCACACTCAAACTCTTGTGTGAACTGTCTCTCGGACGTGTTCTTAATAGTTTCTGCTTTCCAGTCAGCATCCCTACCAGGCACCTGTGACCAGTGGACTTCGTGATAAGTGTATCCATTTCTGCCGTTAGTTGCATCAGTCCACAACTTATAGAAGTGGTTCATACCCTGTGGGGTAGAGATAATAATTACTTTTGTGCTTTTACCAGAAGTAATAGTAGGATAAACAGAGGCAAAGAAGGACTCTGCAATATGGTTTGGTACGAACGCAAACTCATCGAGGAAGATGATGTTAAACGACATGCCTCGGACAGCAGACGCAGATGTAGAAGCTGCCAATATCTTACTGCCATTCTCCAACTCCATACTACCTTTGTTCCAGGAGATAACCCCCTGTTGAATCCACTTTGGTAGATTCTCATATGCTGTTTGTAATCTACCAAGTAGATCTCTTGCAGTACTTGCTTTGTTAGCAAGGATACCGATGTTTACGCTATCGTTGAATAAAGCATAATGCAACAAATACGAAACCACCGTCGTAGACTTTCCGGTCTGACGAGGTAGCTTCGCAATGTTGAATCTGCTTATATGAAACTTTCTGATTAACTCTTCCTGGAAGTCCCACATCTTAAATGGCACCAGACCTTCATCAAGAGAAACAATTTTTACATAGTTCTTCGTAAAATATATTGGATCGTTAGCACACTTAACGTACTCTTCGATTTGTTTTTTGGTGAAGTCTTGCTTGACGTTTGCTTTTTTTAGTAGCGGATTGCCAAGATATATTTGATCGGATGCCATAAAATATTAGTTCACCACTAGTATTTATAGTCCACCAAATTTATCATGCAAGTCTCCCATAGCATCTTTTTTTGCTTTAATAGCACCATCAACAAAACCAGAACGATATTCCCAAGTAGTTCCACCTTCCATTCCCTTTGATGGATTGATACAAGTGTCATCACCTAGTTTATTACAAACCAAACCAGCAAGATCTAATTGACTTTTATCATAGGATGCAGCTGTGCCTCTAAACACATGCTTGCCATTAATCCAAGTAGCACCACATTTAGGACATTCTTTTCTCTCAAGTTTGAGATCTGACATTTCCTTATCGTTGGTCATCTTTCAGTTCCTTTATGAGTTTGTTGTAGTCTGGTAAGTCCTTTATTAGTTGTTGTTCTAGTTTGCGCCTCATCATAAACATTCTAAACTTAATCCATTGATATCTAATTACTAGATCAATGTACGCGAATAGACGCATCGTTTCTTCCATACCTGCATACGCTACAAGCAGGATAAAACAAGTGAGTAATACATAGAGTCCGAGCATGGTGTTATACTACGATGCAAAGTATTATAGGACTATGTAGGAAAAAATAGTGTATCAATAAGCTACGTTTTTATAAATGTTGGTTTACACATTATTCTACTAATGTGCCGTGCTTTCTTCTTATCTCCCTCAACTTTTCTAAATCCATATCCTTGGTGCCACCATCATATGCGTGAGCATACCCTTCAGTAATCATTTGCTCGTTAAGGGACACACTGTCGTCCCCAATGTAAAGCCAACCAAGAAGACGACCATACTTACCTTGACCACCAACTAACTCAGTTCTGACAGATAACTCATCTTCACCAGCAATAGCACCTTCTAGTTTTTCTTTCATCCACTCAGTGGCATCTAGTCCCAGAGCCTTCTCCTCTAAGTTTTTGGTCCTTTTCTCTGGCGTATCAACTCCCGCGACTCTAACTCTCTCTTTCTTGTAGAGATCGAAACCAAGATCAATTGTGACATCAATAGTATCACCATCAAGGACACGATTGATCTCCGTCACTCGGAAGTTGTAGCAGCTCTTCCTGCTTGGTGGTGTCAGTCCTGCCATCTTCTAACTCTGCAAATGCTATTCCTAGTATATAGTAGATACAATAGAATGCTCCTGCAACTGCAAGTATCACACATATAATCACTGACCACACAGGATCATCTAGATTTGTACTGGGACGTAATATAAGATTCATTTCTTAACTGGTAAAGTAAGTTCCATTCCTATTGTAAGTAATAGCACAAAAGCAAATACAAATATTCCACTCATCATAATCTATTACCACTATCTGCTGAAGGAATTAATTGATATGCCATTTTATCTCTCAACTTATTAATACTCTCATCATCATATTGCTGAAAGTTTCCTTTTTTCTCAACTCTCTTATAATAATGTAGCGCATTGAGGATGATTGTATAATCATCCATTGTTAAATCAAATTTCATAACTCATTAAATCGATAATCTAACATGATTCTGTATAAAGAATCTCTCATATACCATAAATGTTCTTGTTCTTCGTATGGTCTAGCAGGAGCACCAGGCCAATACTTAATAGTTTCTTGTACACAATGATGTAAAAGACGCACGTCCTCTATGGTTAAGTTTACTGTGTAGTCTGCTGGTTTAGTCATGGATTTTTTGGGTCGATGCCTAAAGTTTGTAGATATTCTGTCCACCAGTCTGGATCTCTCTTACACTTCCAATCAGGAACTGGTAAGTTATGAAGCGAATACCACTCGCTAATCGCTTCATCGATAGTCTGTGCGATCTCCATATTCCTCTTCCTCTTCATCAACGTCTGCATATGCATCTGCCACGAAGGGTCCTCGTTTTCGTAGAGGTTCTTTTCTGACATAAGAAGATTCAGAGTTTACGACAGATACCCATACAGCAAGTTTCATTACTATAAAAATTAAAACCAGCGGCGTAAAACAACCGATTAAAATTACTGGATTCATTTATGTTTCCTCGTAAAAGGTTCCCAGTGTTGCCAACTATATTTATGTACTGCCCACATACCAAGAATGGGAACGAAGACCAGGCACCATGCCAATAGTCCACATCCCCATGGGTTGTTTAATACCGTTCCACAAAATCTAGCAAACTGTAAAATCATAGTTGCACATAAGCGTTGTTAACTCCCCAAATAATAGTTAATACTATTGGGGATATCATAAAAAATGCCGAGACAAAAGGTCTCACTATTTTTTCTCCAATAAGTTTAAAAAATATCTATCAACTTCATACAAATCACCACGGGGTGGTTGATCTTCAATTTGAGACCATTCATTGCAGAGTGATCTCATTTCTGGTGTTATACCTGAAGGTTTAAAGATTCTCCCAAATGATGACATGGCAAAAGCATACCTCATCCTAATGCGCTGTTCCATTTCCTGAGTAGGCGTCGGTTTCATAATAGTTATTCTCACCCTTTCTGTACCCGAAATATGCGGTGGCACATATGAACGGTAGTGATCCGAAAAGTAGGACATGTGCTAAAGTCATCTTACGTTGTGTCCTCCGAACTTATATCGCATACCGTTTAGAATCTTGGATGCGAAAGCACCAAGACGGCGCGAGTTAAATCTTTCATACAAAGCACTAGTGATGACAGGAGCGGGTACACCAAGATCCACAGCAGCGTGAACAGTCCAACGCCCTTCACCAGAGTCTGATACTCCCCCATCGAACTTGCCAAGCTCTCTATCACTGCGTAGTACATCAGCGGTAAGGTCAAGTAACCAACTACCAACAACACTACCCCGACGCCATAGCTCAGCCACTTCAGCAACGTCCACATCATATTGATAATCTGCCGGATTTTCCATCGGAGCCACCTCGGCATCCCCTTCCTTAATGTACTGGGAGCCAAGATTGCCAGAATGCAGAATATTAAACCCTTCGGCGTATGCTTGCATGATTCCATATTCGATACCGTTATGAACCATTTTTACAAAATGACCAGCACCAGGATTACCACAATGTAACCAACCATATTCTGCTGAAGTCTCTCTACTTAAAGCATCTGTTCTGGAAGCAGCACCAATGCCTGGTGCGAGTGCCCTGAAGATAGGAGCACAGATGGATACTGCAGTAGTTGTACCACCAACCATAAGACAGAATCCACGCTCCAAACCATAAACACCACCACTAGTACCACAGTCAATATATTGGATACCCAGTTTTGAAAGACGTTCCGCCCTCCTCCTACTATCCTTAAAATTGCTATTGCCATGATCAATAATAATATCTCCGTCGCCAAGTAGTGGTAGTAACTCATTAATAGTTTCCTCTACTAATTCTGCGGGGATAACAAGTTGAAAAATACCAGGAACTCTTCCTGCACTAGTGTAAGTAAGTCCATCAGACTTAACTGCTTGAACAAGACACTCTAGTGAGGTCACACATCCACTAATATATCCTGCTTCGTATTGTTCACATGCTTTCTCGTAGTTATTTCTATAACCCCAAACTTCAATGCCTGCTTCAATCATACGGCGAGACATACCCTCACCCATACGACCCAATCCAATCATTCCAACTTTCATGATATCTAATTAATTAACGTGAATGACGCCAGTCATACCTGCGCCCTGATGGGGACCACAGAAGAACTCATAGTCTCCTGGATCAGCAAATACAACATCTTGTGTTTCTCCAGGAGCAAACAATAGTGCTTCTCTGGAAAGATCTGCACGACCTTCTACAATAATGTTATGTGGAGGTAATGCTTCATTGATGAAGTGGACCGTATCGCCTGCAGAGATTGAGATCTCGTTTGGTTCAAATACTAGGTTGCCACCAGCACCCATTGATACATCCACTGCCCACACTGGAGCAGCAATAAAGAGTGAAATCAATAATGCAATTAAAACTTTCATAGTAGTTTTATCAACTACAATATGTAGGTATATTTGCGATATTTTTATATTTTATTTGTTTCGATTTCCTCATTTTCAAGCAAATATTCTTGCTTGTAATGGTTTAATTTTTTAATCAATCCAGAATATTCATCCCACATATATTCCGAACCAGTTTTTTCCTGATAAGTCTCACATGCTTTGATTAAACGGGACATATCTGCTGCGTTAAATCTCATACCCATGGCA